GGGACACACAAAATATGTATTCAATGAAAAGTTAGGGGATAAAAGACTTTCCCCCGCTAGTCTGGCACCTGTATGCGGACTGGTTAGCTCAACAAGTTCTGTTGGCTTTACAGATGAAGCTAGTATGGATGGTAAAAGTGGATTTAAGATTGGTGATCATGTGGAAGAAAGAGAACAGTCATTTATGACTGGGGATGCCCGAGAGGGCTCCTCTCTCCACGAGAATGACACTGATGTTTCGACAAGATCTGCTGGACACCTCGTACTCACTGTTCTCCGTCGATCGACGGAAAACTTGGGAGCTTCGGCTTCCATCGTTCAAATTGTCGAATCTCTAATCTGGCCCTTTGTTGCAAGACGTTCTCTAAAGAAGTCTTGGTTTACCAACAAGGAGCTAGGTCGATTTTGTAATTCGATGCGGAAAACCGCAACGAACATCAAAAAAGTAGAGAGTGCTGATAATAAAGAGCAGACTTTCTGTAAGTTCTGGCTCGATACCTATCTTTGCAAGGTCTTCAGTGATCCTCAGGTTCCTTCACAAGAATCTTGGATTGTTGATCCACTTTTTGATGGATGGTGTATGAAAGCAATTCGCCGGGCGATAGCTAAGAAAGATATTTCCTTTATCTATTCACTTCAGAAGGGGGCCAAGCTTGCTTGGCCTCCCTTAGGTGATGTGAAGAAGGAGATGGCTTTCGAAAAGCATCGTACTTGTCTCTCCATGAAGAAAGGTCCTGTTCCATTTGATCTGTATGATCAGATAAGGAAGACCTCATCAAGAATCTTCGGTAAAACGAAGAAAAAGTCTGAGAAAGTATTTGGCCCTGGGAATCGGGAACGATTGATTCCAATACACCAAGAAGGAACTAAATTCCTTCCAACTGGTTCTGCATGCCTACAAGCATCCCGTCGAAACGGAGGTGCGCTCAGCTTAATACAGCATTACCAGTATCCATGGCACACTCCTGAAGCTTCCATTATCGGAAGACTTCCTGTGCTACGAGCTAGTCTCGATCAATGGCGTCATGATGAATATTTAATCATGGCGGACCGAGCACGGGAGCGTCTTAAGGACGGCGCTCCTGCCCTTGATGTACAAGTCGAAGCGATCCCGGAACCGGGAAAGTTTCGAATTATTACCAAGGGAGATGGTTACCTCTATTCAGTACTACAACCTCTTCAAGGACAGATGATAGACTGTTGGAAGAGAAGTAAGCACTCTACGATGTTGCACAATGACTTAGAGTCAGAGGTGCGCAAAATCGATCAAGCTTTAGCAGATTTTCCTTTCTGGTGTTCTGTTGACTATGAAAGTGCCACGGATCTTTTAAAAAGACGGTGTAGTCGAGCGATCGTTGAAGGTTGCAAGGCGAATCCTAATCTTATTATTGATCAAAGATGGTTTCTTCCAGGAGTTGCCACCTACCCGAGTGGTAAGTCAATTCTTGCACGTGAAGGACAGCTCATGGGTCACCCCTTGAGTTTTCCTATGCTCTGTGCAATCAATTTGGCTGTATATCGCTGTGCCATCAATAGATGGGAAGCTCTTAATCCTGCACGCGTATCCGCAGCTGCTCGCATGAGAAAGTGGGTCTTAGTGAACGGGGATGACATGCTATTTAAATGTCAATCAACGCTCTACCCTATCTTTATCGAGACAGCTCGGGAGGCTGGACTTCGGATCTCAAAAGGGAAGAATTACCTCAGTCCTGATTGTGCTATGATCAACTCACAAATTTTCAAACGTTGTGGAAACAACGGTATGAAAAGATTTGGTTATCTCAATCAACGACTTATAAAGGGCACCTGTTTAAAAACAGGTCGTTCTGAGGCAGTTCCTTCCGAGATCGCGAAATCTGTAAATGAGATGATATCACACTGTCCTTGGGCAATGTGTTCCATCCCTGCCGTATTTTCACGCTGGAAGCAAGATTTTAAAGGGAGCTCCTATCAACCAAATTGGTATCTTCCCGTTCATTTGGGAGGATTTGGTCTTGATAGGCAGTTCGCGCCAATGGGAATGAAGATTACGAGATCGCAACGTAGGCTGGCAACAGCATTTGTTGATGATATTCGTATGACTCTTTACCGTAAGCATGGACTTTCGATTGAGACTGCCAAATTGGCAGGAGCATTAGCGAATTGGAGAATGATTTTCGGTCCTTATGTTCCAAGGGAACATGAAGCTGAGACTTCAGATCAATGGTTGGCGCGTTTGGCTTTTGCTTCACGTGCTCATCATGGATCTCAAGTTAATAATGAACTGTTAATTCCAAGACAGTTCAAACCGAAGACGAAGCGATTTCCGCTCTCTATCGAGGGAATCGAATCTCGTTGGTATGCACAGGTCTTTGCAACCAATCTTCCTCCATGTCCACCATTCGGCCCTTTGCCGACTCATTTTTTATAGATTTTAATCTAAAGACCTGGAAAGTCTCTAAACTTATCTATGGGGTTGTCTAAGGTAATTGCCCAAAACGGTGTTTTCGAATCCGAAGACTCAATATTTCCGTGCTAAACAAAAAGCCGAGAGACTACACGGCGCATCCATTACTTCATCTCTTTTCTTCCGAAACCTTAAAAGGCGGTTTCAAAGGAATTAGGTAAGATGGTTCTTAGATGATGTATAGTCCTTGTTGATGTACAAGGATCCCATGTCTACATCCCAACAAAAAATGATTCGAGGGGCCTCTTCTTTACCTAAGAAGAGTGCTCTGGCAGCTCAAGCCTCGAAGAGAGGCAATAAAAAACAACAGAACAAAGGAAATAATAGATCCCTTAATGGGGCTGGTCCTGTTCTTGGTGTTGCAAATGCGTATTCCAACAGACAGACTTCTGTCGGTCCTAGGATAATTTCCCGCACTTCCAAAGGTTTCCGTGTCGTCCATCGTGAATTAGTCGATGGAGGAGTAATCGGAACCACTGCATTTACCGTTACCAAAAGGTATGCCTGTAATCCAGGTCTTTCCGCTACTTTTCCTTGGCTGGCTCCTCAAGCCGCCCAATGGGAAATGTACCGCTTTCATCGTCTGGAGTTCGAATTTGTTCCTCGTGTGCCCACTGACACACAGGGTTCTATGTTCTTATCTCCTGATTATGATGTAAGTGATCCTACGCCTACAACTGAAATCCAATTATCTGATAATTGGGGAACAGTTGAAGATGTGGTTTGGAAAGAGTTATGCATTGAGCTTGATCCTTCTGCTATGAACGCATTGGGACCTAGGAAGTATATTAGGCAAGGAAATGTTGCTGGTGATTTGAAGACTTTTGACTCCGCGGTTTTATTCGTGGGATCCAATGACTTCTCAGCCCAGATTACAACGGGAAAGCTTTGGGTTAGTTATGATGTCGAATTTTTCGTACCTCAGAACTCTCCCTCAACTTCTTCCACGCCTACGCAGACGAGTCTTTATGTCTCGTCAACAACACAGGGCATTACAACTGCCACTCCGGTCAATGCAACAGGTCTTATTGCTGTGTATGATCCTCTCAATTTTGGAGTTTCCAATGCTGGTGTTTTTACACCACCTGCGGGAACTTATGAGATCGATTTTAGTACACAACTATTCGACATGACTGCAGAGACTTTCACTGGTCTTGTAACTGCTTTTAAGAACGGGGCTGCGCTGACTCCAAATGTCTATCAAGAATTTGTAGTGAACAACCCGGCAAACGGCATCCATCCTCTCAACCTAAATGTTGTTATTCCTTTCAACGGGACTGACACGTTTTCTTTGAATATAGAGGCGGTTGGCGCTGCTGGTGCACTATCAATCCAAAATGGACAGATGGTCGTTAAGGCGGCCTAGACACTTGAACGAAGTGATCCATAATAGCTAATCTTGTAATTCTAGACAAGGAAAGATAGGTCTTACATTTTGACTTACAGAAACCAATAAAAGTGTATTGATTGTTGAATTCTTGAATTCTAACAACAGACGACAGAAATTGTGTGTGTTTCCAGAGATGGACGACGGGAGGACCCTAATGGGGTGTTTCCTACTTAAATACGATTTTCTCGATAATTCTAATGGGGTAATACTTAATTAGAAGGATCGATAAAGAAATCTTTAAGGGCAATCGTAAAGTTAACACATAAATTGTCAACTGTTTTATAGGGAAAGATAGGTTCCGTGATCTTTGAGCGAGGACATAATGAAATATTTAGAAAGGGATCCCTGTGGTGTAGATATACACCAATCGATTTCCAACTTTGTATCGAATGTCTTCGGTCAGTACCTCTGAAATAGCAAAATGTTTGCTTTCCAAGTCTTGAACTTGCTTGATGCTAGAGGGCTTCTCTCTTTGAGGAGATAACCAAATTCCTGCCACTTTATACCGATTATCCATTACGACAGTCGGCAAGGGGGGCAGGG